ATTTCTTTGCGTTCTACGGGTAATGTAGCTACAGGAAATGTGATTGTATCAAACGTCATTACTACACAATTAACGACAACAGGCACATGGATTAATTTAAATATTGCAGAGCCGTACTTAACAAATACCGCAGTAAGTGGTTCAGTTACCTCTGCATTATTTTTAAATATTAATACGGCTGTTGCAGCTACTTGCGATATATCTGTTTTTGGAAACGTAGTGAGTTTCTAATGACGGTGATTTATGTTACAAACCGATCTGATAAGAAACTAAAAGATGGACTTGGTGGTGTTTTTTATAGTTTTCCAAAAGACACAACTGTTGAGATTCCTGAAGAAGTAGCTCGTCATATCTTTGGTTATGGTAGCGAGAATAAAGAAGTTTACTTGGCTCGGTTGGGCTGGTGTCTTACTTCCAATGATTTAGAAGATGCTTTAGCTATTCTGGATCAATGGGAAATTAGTACCCAACCGCCAAAAAAAGACCAATCGTTATCCCCGTTGGTGGAAAAAGTACCCCTACCTGTTAAAAGACAGGTTCGGGGAAACATCCTTAAAATAGCGTCATAAATGATGGAAATTAAATGGCAACTTTGTCAAGTTACCTCACCGCAGTACGTAGATTGTTACATGATGCTAATGCCAATTTTTATACGGATCAGCAACTAACTGATAACATCAACTCTGCTCGTGAGCGTGTAGTAAGAGATACTGGCGCATTGCGAGAAATCGTTGTAACGCAAGTACCCTGTCAAGTTGCGCCCTCTGCAACAATCAATTCAGCCTCACCAGCGTATCCAACAGCGTGGGTAGCAAGTACCGTTGTTACCGCTAATACGTTTGTGTTTAGCAATATATTTATTTACCAGTACATTACAGGTGGAACATCGAATTCTACTGCGCCACCGTATCCTGGTAACAATACTAATAACTATAGCAACTATCCACCAAATACTACGTTTGCTGATGGTACGGCTACATTACGCTATGTTGGTAACTGTGAGAATATTTCGTATAGTGCTTTGACTAATCTAATGGGAACTGCACCTTTATCACAAAGTTCTGGTAACACCGTCTTAGATATTGTAAACATGAATTTGTACTGGGGTAACTCACGGTTAGCTTTGCAGTATTTACCATGGTCAGACTTTAGTGCCAAGTTACGGTATTGGCAAAATTACATTGGTCAACCACTTGCATTTAGCGTTTATGGTCAAGGACAGATTTTTATTGGACCAGTACCAGATCAGATATATCAGATGGAAATAGATTGCGTGGTATTGCCAAATGCGTTGCAACTCAGCACCCCAACCGTGAACGATACAATTAATGATCCGTACACTACGGCTGTGCAGTTTTACGCAGCGTATCTTGCCAAGTTTTATGAGCAAAGTTTTGGCGAATCAGAAATCTTTAAACAAGAATATAACAAACATATTAGTAGCATACTGAACTCTGTTTACACTAGAAGATTGCCTAGTGCTTATGGTGGAAGTATGTAATCATGGCAGCAGCCGAACAGAAAAAGTCCTACCAAGTAGTTAAACAGTTTAAAGGACTGAATACCAAAGCCAACCGTACATCTATTGATGAGACAGAACTCTATTGGTTAGAGAACATTCAACCGATTGGCTACGGTAATCTAAAGATTGTACCAACGTATAGTCAAGTTTACGATGGTAGTAACGTGGCTGTTACATTTAGCAGTACGGTGTATTTGTATTCAATTAACCTGGGTATTACAGATTTTATTGTTTCTTTTAATGCCGATGGTAGTGCGCAATATTTTAATGTGATTACAAACATCAAAGGCACGATTGCCTCTGCAAATACATTTTCTTCTTCTGGGGTACAAGTATCCCAATGGAATAATGAATTTATGATGATTATTGATCCAAGTAAGGGTTTATTTGCTTGGAATGGTACAAATTTAGTAGAGATTGGTTCAATTGGTGTAGTTGCCATTAGTAATGGTGGTTCTGCTTATAATATTGCGCCATCTGTTGTTATTTCAGCACCAAATAATGCCAATGGTGTACAAGCCAATGCAACTGCATTTTTAACAACTGGTGGCAATACAGTTTCGTATATTTCGTTAACCAACGCTGGTACAGGCTATAACACGACACCAACAGTCACTATTACAAGTGCTAATGGGGTTGGAAGTGGTGCAAATGCAGTAGCTAGTTTAGTGAATTTTAAAACAGGCACGGTGACTATTAATGTTATTAGTGGGGGAGCTGGTTATACGAGCGCACCAAGTGTTAACATTACAGGTGGAGGCGGAACAGGCGCAGCAGGCACAGCAATTGTTTTAGGAAATGTAGTTACGCAAGTAGTGATGACTAACTTTGGTAGTAATTATTCGAATTCAGCCAACTTAGTAGTTTCCCTAAGTGGTGGTGGATTTACCAACGCAGCGACTATTACAGCAACCATCAACAATACACCTAATACGGCTATTGCTACTTTTAGTGGCAGACTATGGATAGCTCAAGGTCGAACAATTTACTATAGCGCAGCAGGTTCTTATTCTGATTTTACGAGTGTATCTGCTGGTGGACTAACACTTACTGACTCTACTTTGCATGGCAACATTACACAATTATTATCTGCTAACAACTTTTTGTATGTTTTTGGCGATGATTCAATTAATGTGTTTTCTGATGTCCGAGTACAAACGGATGGTACAACCTTATTTACCAATACCAACGTTTCAGCTTCTGTAGGTTCTAAAAGACCGTATACCATTTTTCCATACTTTCGTTCTGTACTGTTTATGAATGATTATGGAATGTACGCTTTAGTTGGCTCAACGACTAGTAAATTGTCGGATAGTTTAGATGGTATTTTTCCAAATATTGACTTTAATTATCCTGTATATGCTAGTCAGGTGCTAATTAATAATATCCTTTGCGCTTGTTTTAACTTTCGCTACTATGATGCGGTGTTTACCAATAGTAATCGGTTTATGCAAGCCGTATTTTTTGAAAAAAAATGGTTTTTAACCAGTCAAGGTGACAATACAAGCTATATTGCATCTGTACCAATTGGAGGTAAAATTACTATGTATGGCACTTCAGGCAATAGTCTGGTGAAATTATATAGTGATGGTACTAATACAATTACAAGTAGAATCCAGACGGCATTGATGCCGATGGGTGATCCAATACGCACCAAACAAGCATTAAAATTAGCCATAGAAGCAACAAATAGCAACAATACCATTGATTTAACTGCTACCATAGATAGTGAGGTTGGTTCAAATCAAGTCAATATATTAAGTAGTTTAATTGATTGGACTAATAACAATTTTGATACAATTTTGTGGAAAAACAACAGTAACGTCATTATTGGTTGGGATACGATTGGATACCAATTATTTAAGTCAGACGCATCGCAATATGGCAAATACTTAGGTAGCACAGTAACATCAAATAGCGCAGGATTTATTTATAACGGATTTGAATTTGAACATGAATTGAGAGTGAGGTTCTAATATGACTGTCCCATACACCTTTGGCACGGCAACAACATCAATACCCTTATCCAACTTAGATAGTAACTTTAATACACCCATTACCTTGGGTAATACAGCTATCTACTTAGGGAATACCACTACTACTATTGGTAATCTAACATTAACTAATGCCACTATTAGTAGCGGTACTGTAAACATTACCAATGTAACGGTGACTACAGCTAATGTTACTAATATTACTGTAACTGGTACTGCTAATATTGCTACAGGAAATATTACTACATTAACTTCAACATCTATTACAGATTCAGGATTAACAAGCGGTCGAGTAACATACGCTGGTGCTAGTGGATTATTAAGTGATAGTGCTAATTTAACTTTTGATGGTACAAACTTAACAACTGGTGGATCAGAAACTGCTGCTCGATTTATTCCATCAGGGTCTACAGTTCCTACTAACGGGCTTTATTTACCCGCCGCTAATACGATTGGTGTAGCAACTAATAGCACTAATGTAGCGACTTTTAATTCCGTAGGAATCCTAGGTATTGGAGTTACTCCTAGTGCTTGGGGAACTGGTTTTAAAGCATTAGAAGTTGGATATGTTGGTTCTGGTATTAACGCTACTGGGTTTGCTCAGACAAATGTAGTTGGTAACGCTTATGGCAATGCTGGTTGGAAATATGCAGGTACTGGTGTTGCATCGCTATATCAGCAAAATGGTAGCGGCGCTCACGCATGGAGTTATGCAGCCTCAGGAACAATAGGAAATGCAATAACTTGGATTGAAGCCATGGGGATAAACTCTAATGGTGGAATAAAAGTTTTAAATACATTAGGCGTAGGCGCAACAACTCCATCAACATCAGGTTCTGGTATTACATTTCCTGCAACGCAATCAGCATCATCTGATGCTAATACACTAGATGACTATGAAGAAGGTACTTGGACACCTGCTGGTGGAAGTTTAACAAATAATGCAACAGCAACATATACAAAAGTTGGTCGTATTGTTTATGCAAACTTTGATATTAGTTTCCCTGGTGGTGGTGCTGTTGCTCAAGCTCAAGTTAGTGGTATGCCTTTTACTGCTTTATCTCCTGGTGGTGGAGGTTGTCTTGGAATATGTGGCTATGCAGTACCCATATTATTAAATATAGAAAGAGCAAATACTTTTTTTGTATTTTCTACTTTTGGTAGTGTTTCAATAAATTACTCAGATTTGAACGGTATAAGGCTAATTGGAACTTTAGTCTATACAGTATAAAAATTAATTAAATTGGATTATTTAGTCGGACATTTAACTAAGGAGAATTAAAATGGCAATAACTAAAGAAATAGCAGTTGATCAAATTACCATTACAGAAAATGGTATTGTATTGGTTCGTGAAGTAACAAGAATTATGGAAGATGGTAACGAAATATCTAAACAATATCATCGTACATCTTTTGCACCATCTAGCGATGTATCTGCA